ACCATGCGTAATCGTCCACAAAATTGGGTTTTGTAGCTAGGGTGTTAAAATGGGCAAGGGAAGAAAGCCGATTTCGGCCGAAATTAAAGAGCTCACCGGAGCTTACCGCAAGAATCCGCAGCGGAAAAATGAGGCAGCGCCAACGGCAGACGGCTCGGAGCCGGAGATGCCGGCATGGTTTGGCGAACTCGAAACTGAAAAATGGTTAGAGCTTTGTGACGACCTCGGGAGGCTTGGCGTCTTGTCGTCGGACAATCGGGAGATCCTGGTCGCCTACTGCACCGCGTACGCTCGATGGCGAGAGGCCCGGGAAAAGGTAAACGAAACCGGGCTTGCGGTCTGGGAGATCGACAAAGACGGCAACAGCAAGCTGAAGAAGAACCCCTACGTCGCGGAAGAACAGAAGTACCGCGAACACATGAACCGGCTTTTGCCAGAGTTTGGTCTAACGCCAGCAAGCCGGCAGAAGCTTAAATCACTCAAGACCGACGACGACAAAGACGACTCTTTTTCCATGCTGATGGAACGGATGGGCCGTGGTTGATTTTATGCCGGACAGGTTGGTACGCGACTACATCGACGGCGTATTGAGCGGCCGGCTGGTTGTGTGCTCATCTGTTCGGGCAGCGGTGCAGCGTCACGTCGATGACCTCGACAAGATCGGCGACGATGGCTTCCCGTATTATTTCGACTCGTGTGCGGCCGGTGCCTATGTCGACTTCTTTCCGGTGATGCTTTGCCATTCAATTGGCGACAGTGCAGGCAAGCCGTTTACCCTTGAGGCGTGGCAAGCTTTTGGCGTTTGGTGCCTATTCGGCTGGAAGCGAACGTCGGACAAGTCGCGACGGTTTCGCCGATTTTTCTGGTCGATGGCACGCAAGAACGGCAAGAGTACTCTTGGGGCTGGGCTTGCGTTGGCACTGGCCGCAATCGATCGCAACCCGATAACCGGAGGGCCCGAAAGCGTCGCCGAAGTAATTTTGTGCGCGACCAAAAAAGAACAAGTTGAAAAGGTTATGTATGCCGAGATTGAGCGGATGCGAATGAAGTCTCCGCGGATCCTGGAAGCGTCGACGCGGATCAATCGGCAGATCACCTTCGCCCACAATCAAGGGTCGATCCGATGCGTCGGTAGCGACAAGCCCTATGACGGGCTAAACCCGCATGCCGTGATCATGGACGAGAAGCATGCTTGGCAAGAGTATCACCGAAAGTTTTACGATACGATGGTTACCGGCAGCGGCAATCGCGTTCAACCGCTAATCGGTGACTTCACGACCGCTGGAGATGATTCGTCAAAGCTTTGGCAAGAGGATTACGACTACGCGACGAAAGTAGCCCGCGGCGACATCAAAGACGAAACGTTTTTTTCATACGTCTTTGAGCTTGACGAAGATGACGAGCCACTTGACGAAAGCAACTGGGTAAAAGCAAATCCGAATATCGGCGTCTCGATCAAAACCGAATACCTTCGAGAGCAAGCGACCAAGGCCCAAGAGTCACCGGCGGCCATGCTTCGGTTTATCCGCTATCACGGGAACCGCAAAGTTAGTAGCGCCGCCCGATTCATCAACCCAGCAGACTTCGACCGGTGCCGGGGACCGCTGTCCGATTGGAAGTCTGCCGATTGCATCACCGCTGGCATCGACTTAGGCGGCCGCGACGACCTCGCATCGAGGGCATCGTGTGCTCGATTCCCACACGACCGCGACGAAGACGGGAAAGACATTTGGCGTTACGAATTAACGACAAAGAATTTCATTGTTGAAGACACGACGCGCGACTTAACTCGGCTGCCGTGGGCGGACTGGATTCACGAAGGGCAATTGAAGCGGGTTCGGTACGTCGTGGCGTCTCTTCGCGACGATTTGCTCTCCGTGGCTTGGGATCAGGGCTGTAAGGCGGTGGCATACGACCCATACAACGCGGCACAACTAGGCGACGAGCTAGCAGAGAAGGGCTTAGAGGTGCTCAAGATGCCTCAAAACGCCTACCATTTTCACGAACCGTTGCAGGAAATAGCGTCCGCAATACGTGAAAATCGGGTAACATTTGACGAGGAAGACGACATTTTGCGATTCTGTTTTTTGGCAATGATGACCAACGAAAACAGCGCCGGCCGCATGATGCCGGACAAAAAGAACAGCGAAGAAAAAATTGACGCGGCAGTCGCTTCGCTTATGGCATTGCGGCTGGCAATGCTTGCACCTTCACGACCGACCGGAAGCCTTTTCATAGCGTAGGGGTAGGATGCTCGACTACTTAACACAATTCACCGGACGGTTTCGTCAATTTGCTGGCCGAATCTTTGGGTTTTCGCTAGAAGACCTCGATGAGCGCATGAGTGCTTCAAAGGCGATCAAATACGCTCCGGTATGGTACTGCACGAACAAGATAAGCGGCGACGTCGGCAAGTTGCCAATGGTTGTCAATCGACTCGGAGAGCGTGAGGTTACGCCGGACACGTCACACCCTGCCTATCGGCTTGTCGGCTATCGCCCAAACGTCTATCAGACCGCTTTCCATTGGAAGCAGCAGGGCATGGGGCATGCTCTATTGTGGGGCAATTGGCGGTCGGCGATCATTCGCGACGCAGCAGGAAGGCCGAAAGAGCTTATTCCGCTTTTGCCGGATCGAAGCGACACAGGCCTAGTTGATGGCGAAAAGTGGCACCTTACGATTATCGATCGCGACGACCATTTGAGCCTCTACAACGACATGATTTTGCACCCGGAAAAGGTAATCGCAATTCCGGATGCGGACGTTTTTCACGTTCCCGGGTTTGGCTTCGATGGCGTACAGGGTAAAAGCGTATTCGCGACAGCAGCCGAAAGCTTTGGCACTGGCCTAGCGGCAGAAAAGCAAGTCTTTTCGCTTGCGAAAAAGGGTTTCAGCGGATCGCTAATTCTAGAAGCACCGCCCGGAATGTTTCGCGACGAAGCCGACGCAAAAAAGTTTCTCGATTTTTTCCGCAATGCTCATGACGGCGAAGACAACGCAGGAAAAACTGCAATGTTACGCGAAGGCATTAAGGCGAATATGGTCGCGATGAACGGCCGCGACTCGCAATGGCTTGAACAGCGAAAGTTTCAACGACAGGACGTAATGTTATGGTTCGGGCTGGGGTCCATTCCCGGCGATGGCGATTCGCAAGGATACAACAGCCTCGAAGAGCACAATTTGGAATACCTTACGTCGTGCCTAGACAATTGGCTAACCAAGATCGAGCAAGAGGCGTGGACGAAGCTTCTCACCGAACGGCAGAAGGAGCGTTATACCCACGCATTCACTTTCGACCGCTCGGCATTGCTCAAAGCCGACATGAGCAAGACGGCAGACTTCGCAACGAAGATGGTCATGGGCCGGATCATGTCGCCAAACGAGATCCGCGTGAAATACTTGGCGATGAATCCCTACGCAGGCGGCGACACGTACGACAATCCGGCGATCGATCCGCGATCAGACACCGAACAAGTTCCAGGCGATAACGAGCCGGTCGGACCAAGTAATCGGCGGGTCATTTCGGAGCGTGTACAGCATTTAATCGGCGTCGAGGCCAAGCGAGTAAACGGCTATGCGGCCAATCCGAACAAGTTTATCGGGTCGATCGATCGTTTTTATGGTTCCTGGCGTGATACGCTTGGCGACGTTGTCGAAGAGCTTGGCGGGGACAGAGCCATAGCGGCGGATTATTGCAAGGAATCGCATGAGACGCTGTTAGAGCTATCTGGTACAGTTGGGCCAGGCGATTTAGCCGGTGCCGTTGCGGAGCTTGTAGCGACGTGGACGGGCCGCGCAGAGGCATTAGTTGAGGCGGTTTGCAATGGATAATTGGCAGGTCAGGACGGTTTACGAGCCCGCTAAGTGGCTTGATGAGCACCGCGGCGGCTGGCAGTTCGGCGAAAGCGGTTATCTGGCAGCTTTGGCGGAGCGGTTGGGCGTCAATCAGGCAATCGAGATTGGTGCAGGTGACGGAGGCCAAGATTTGCCGTTAACATTGTTGCCGCTTTACAAGAAAGGCATCCCAACGGTGCTTTTTGAACAAGATGAACTTAGGCAGCAAGCACTAAAGCAGGTTTATCCCCTTGCCGACGTTCGTGGAAAATATGATTTTCCACCGTTAACAACAAATCGATTTGCTGGCGTGGTTGTCGATGTTGATTCAATCGATTTAGCAATTGCATTTGACGTTGTTTACAAAATGCGGCCGGCTTTTATTTGCGTCGAGCATTTTGATGCGGCATATGGCGAAGACACTAGTGGGCACATCCCAGAATGGTTGTGGGGCAAGCGTCTTGAGCGTGGCGGGTTTATTTTGCAGGCCACGGCAATCCAAATATCCGACACATTTAATACAACGATTTGCGGATACAAGCCGCTTGCATTCTCCCGCGTTAATTCTATCTACGTTCGCCGCGACCTATTGCCAGCCTTGGAGGGCTAAACAATGTACGAATTTGACAAAGACTCTGGGGAACTTTTCATCTATGACGTAATTGGCGAAGCGGTTTGGGGCATGATCGATTCTGCGACCGTCATTCGCGACCTGAAGGCACTTGGCAATCGACGGGCGACGATTCGCATCAACAGCCCGGGCGGGTCCGTAGATGAAGGGCGGGCCATTTACAACGCAATTAAGCGACATCCTGGCGGGGCGGACACGATCATCGATTCGGCAGCGTATTCGGCCGCCGGTTACATCGCGATGGCTGGCGAGCGTCGTTTGATCGCTAAAAACGGCATGTTGATGAATCACAACCCTTGGACGTTTACCTTCGGCAATTCGGAGCAATTGCGAAAGACGGCGGACGTTCTGGACAAGTACCGCGACACCCTCGTAGAGGCTTACGCGGAAGCTAGCGGCAAGGACAAAAAGAAAGTCATGGAGGAACTTGACGCCGAAACGTACTACACTGCGGAAGAGGCGTTGGCCGAAGGCTACGTAACCGAGATCGGCGACAGCGTGCTATCGGACGAATCGTGGCACCCGATGGCGTTAGCGATGCGGCAAGCAGCGATGGCCAAAAGTGATAGCGTAAAGCCGCAAGCCGGATCACGGTTCAAGTGCTCAAGACCGATGAAGGCAAGTTTTTTCAAAAAGTAGTTGACAACGCTCTAGCATTCGTTAGAGTGTTACCAAATCGTATTATCTGATTTGTGCGGGCAACTCGTTAGCGGCTCGGCAGGTCGGCGACTTAACCATCGCCACCCGCTCGGGCCGTTTGTCGTTTCTGGGCGGTGGCCTAACACCACTGACAGGAACGAAACCATGCAATGGGACATTAAAGCCCTACGAGAGAAAATGGCCGATGTTGCGGCCAAGTGTGAAGCGATTTTTGAAATCGCCAAGGCCGAAAACCGCGACCTAACCGCGGAAGAGTCGGCGGAAGTCGACAAGCTACAAGGCACCTCGGACAAGCCCGGCGAGATCCAGGCTCTGCAATCGCAGATCCAACGGGCTGAACGGTTTGACGCGATCAAAGCGGCCAACGTCGTGGCAAAGCTCGGCGATCGTCTTCAAACCGAAGGCAAGAACGATGAAGAGCTGCCGCGGATCAGAGTACCGGCAACCGCAAAGCGATCGACCGCACTCAAAAGCTTTAAAGGGCCGAACGCTGCCGAAGACGCTTATCTAAGCGGCCAGTTCATCCTTGCCACGATTGCAGGATCCGATAAGGCGAAGCAATGGTGCCGCGACAACGGCATCAAGATGGCACACAGCGGAGAGGATAACAGTAAGGGCGGTTATCTTGTGCCGGACGTGCTTGAAAACACGCTGATTGATTTGAAGGAATCTTTCGGCACGTTCCGCCAGTATTCCATGCAGTGGCCTATGAGCGGTCCGGTTTCGGAAGTGCCGCGTCGGATCAGTGGGTTTACCACCTACTTCGTCGGCGAGAACGACACGATCACTGACAGCGACATGACTTTCGGCCAAATCAAGTTGAACGCAAAAAAGCTTGCGGTTCTTACCAAGCTTTCGAGCGAACTTAACGAGGATTCGATCATCTCGCTGGCGGACGTTG